TTGTCGGCTTTGGGATGCGGAACGGACGGTGCCTTTTCTTAATCAGTACCGGCAGAATCCACAGGCGCTGCTCTTTTTGAAGGGGTTCTTTGGTCAGTACCAGAATGACAAGAACGACTTCCTGTCGAACTTCACGATTTTCCAGTGGGAGCAGCGGGAAAAGCTGGACCCCCGGGCGGTGTTTGTGTTGAGGGGGGAAGTAACCAATGCCCTGCCGTTGACAGATGGTGGCCAGCGTCTGCTCATGACGTTGCGCCGGGAAGGACAGCAACCGGAGGAGTTTGAGATCTGGTGTGCCGGGGCGCAACTGTTGGAGCCGGCGGCAAATGGTCAGCTGGTGGAGGTGAAGGGGTATCTGCGGACGGAGGAGCCGGAGGATGAGTTTGGCGGTTCGACGGGGCCAATCCGTGCCTTTGTGCATGAGCTAAAGGTGCTCTGATGGTCGAGACCTGCGAGAGCTTTTTCCGGCAGACGGTGCAGCGGGTGGAAACGGTGATCAAGGATCGTTACCCGGAGGCGGTGGCGGCCGGTGAGGAGCGCTTCTGGACATTTGCGGAAGCTGAGCAGGAACCGTTGGTTTTGAAACTGAGGAGCAACCAGCGGGAGCTGGACGAGCACTGGGCAAACGGCAATCTGCCACAGATGAAGCAGTTCTGTACGGAGTGGGGTCGCAATTATCTGGAGCTCTACCGGTTGATGAATCTGCAGTTACGGAGGGAGGCGGCGTGAGGTTCAATTTCCCGGCAGTGACTTTTGTGGCGAAGAATTCCCTGGGGGAACAGATCGACCATGTGCTGAGCGAGGCATGCGAGGTTGGAAAGGCCCAGGATAATGATGAGATCGAGATGGAGCTGATGGATCTGGAGCACAGCCTGGAGACGTTCTGGCGGATGCTGCAGAAGGAGCGGGGCGAAGAGTATGTGGAGGCTCTGCGGCTGAAGGTGCGGACGAAGAATAAGGAGCGCGGCTACTATGGGGAAAAGTAAGGAGCACCCGCGCTATTTTGTGGAGAGCTTTCGCACGAAGGGGAGCGAGAACGCGCTGATCAATATTGCCCAGCAACGGACACGGCTGGGAAGGTCGACGCTGCTGCGTCGGGCGGTGACGTTGGTGTTGGATTCTCCGGAGTTGCTGGAGCGAGTGGTGCGGATGCAGGAATAAATGGTTGGGCCCTGGTTTCTCTTGCCATATGAATGGGTAGCCAAGAGATCCAGGGCGGCAGAGGGCGGGTTGGCCGCCCTTTTGTTTCATCGGAGGTTATGTTTCGACTTGGAGGATCATTTCAATGTCAAAAAAGGAATCAAATCCGATGCCACCCGAAGGGGTAAAGAGACCACTGCCCCCGCCAGCACCTCCTCTAGGTATTCGCGTCTGTCTCTTGAAATCGAGAAACGAAGAGGCTCTGCCCGTTGGTATAGAAGGCAATGTGGTCGAGGGTACGATGGATGAACCAGGAATGCTGAGAGTTCTATTTGACAACGGCATGAACATTCCTATGTACCGGCACGAACTAGAGGTCATTTAACGGGGCTTCCAATCAGCACCCGCAACGAGAAAGGAACATCTATGAAAAAACTTATTTTGGCGGTGTGCTGCATTGGATTGTTATCTGCGTGTAAGTCAAACGTAGACGCAAATCCTAAACCCGCAATCACTTCAGTTTCCGGTGCTGTCGAAAAAATATCAGAAGCACCAGACGGTACAATTCTGTGGCGCTCAAAAATTTGGCATGAAGCTGGTTGGTGGGAAGATGTTTATTTTTCCAGTGGTGGTACTCGCAGAGTTGTTCCTTCTGGCAAATCATCCAGAGTGGCAATAGTGCCAAATTCGGATTGCAGATAACAATGATTATCCCCCCGCTTCCGCTTGATAGTTCTTCAGGAGGTGTCTCATGCAAGTAGCTGTGAAATCCAATGTCTATCCCTTCCCTGCTCGTGATAATGGCATCGAGAAAAGCAGACCGCTGCAGCAAAAGGAAATGCTGCTGGAGAAGCTGCGGCGGGAGATTCGGGTTAAGCATTACTCCCGCGCCACGGAGCGGTCCTATGTGGGGTATGTGGCGGATTTCATCGACTATCGTTTGCGGCGGCGCTCGACTGAGCATGGGGGGCAGGCTATTCAGGAGTATTTGACGCACCTGGCCATTGACAAGAAGGTGGCGGCATCGACGCAGAATGTGGCGTTCAATGCGCTGCTTTTCTTTTACCGCCGCGTGCTGCAGCAGGAGCCGGGCAACATTAATGCGGTACGGGCAAAACGTCCGGAGCGGTTGCCGGTGGTCTGCACCCGTGAAGAGGTGTCGGCCATCCTGGACCATCTGAGGGGAGATGTGTGGCTGGTTGTGGCCATGCTCTATGGCTGTGGCATGCGGGTGGAGGTGGATTGTCTGCAGCTACGGGTTAAGGATGTGGATTTTGGCCAGGGGACGGTGACAATCCGCGAGAGCAAGGGGGGTGGCGCACGGGTACTGTCGTTGCCGGCGTTTCTGGTGGAGCGGTTGCAGCGGCATGTGCAGAAAGTGAAGGCCATCCACGAGCAGGATCTACGGGACGGCTGGGGTGCGGTGGAGTTGCCTGGAGCCCTGGCGCGCAAGTACCAAAACGCTCCGAAGGAATTTGGCTGGCAGTATCTCTTCCCTGCTGCTTCCCGTTGGGTCAACCAGGGAACGGGAGAGCAAGGTCGGCCGCATATCCATGAGACGGCGATCCAGAAGACGGTGAGCGCTGCCCGCAAAGCGGCCGGCATTACCAAGCATATCACCCCACATACCTTCCGTCACAGCTATGCCACCCACCTGCTGGAAGATGGCGAGACCATCCGCACCGTGCAGGAACTGTTGGGGCACAAGAACGTGACGACCACCATGATCTACACCCATGTGATGCAGAAGAAATCTACCGTACGCAGCCCTCTGGATCGTCTGTTGAGCTCCGGCAAGTAGTTTACCCCTATCTTTTCTACCCTCCGAGGTTTTGCATGTCTGATTTTACAGCAATCGGCACCGAGATTGGTGCCCTGGTCCAGGAAAAGAATGCTGCCTATGGCGATAGTTTCGCGAAGTGCGGGGAGTTTCTCCGTCTCTGCTACCCGGAGGGTATCCGGCCGGAGCAGTATGATGATGCCTTGGCCTTGGTGCGGATCTTTGACAAGCAGATGCGGATTGCTACGCGCAAGGATGCCTTTGGAGAATCGCCTTATCGGGACATTGCTGGTTACGGCATTTTGGGCGTGGTAAAGGATGCTCGGCAGGGGGGAACCCGCTGATGTCCGACTTTGCCCGTGTGAAGGAAGCACTGAATCTGCGGAATGTTATCCCTCAATTGACCGGACTGGCCCTGGATCAAAAAAGCGGCCATCTGGCAGAATGTCCCCTTTGCAGCCACAAGGACTGTTTTTCTATCCCCAAGGGGGGGAAGTATGACGGTACCTGGAAGTGCCATTCCTGCGGCAAGGGGGGAGATGTCTTTTCCTTTTTTGAGGCGTTCGAGGGGTTGGATAAGAAGGGGTCTCTGGAGCGCGGGGCAAAGCTGGCAGGGATCACCCTGGAGGAGAAACAGCAGAAAAAGAAACCCCTGGAGGTGGGGGAGCAGATCCGGATCGAGGCGGCAGAGTATTACCATGGGCATCTGCTGGAAAATGGTGGCAAGGAGTATTTTCTTGATCGCCGCGGCCATTTGACCGAGACCCTGACCGCTGAAAAGGTGGGGTGGAGTGACGGGCATCTGCTGGATCATCTGCGGGGCAAGGGATTCTCTGACCAGGATATTCTGGCTACCGGCTTGGCCAAGGAGAAAGAGATCGAGGGGGCGCGGCGGGTTCTCGATTATTTCCCGAAGGGGATGGCGATTTTCCCCCATTGGAATCGGAAGAAGGTGCTGCATTTTACGATGAAGGACCCTCGGCAGATTCCGACGGAGGAGAAGCTCAAATTCCAGCTAAAGAATGAGCACCGGGACAAGCGGTGGACGTTCTATGGCCAGGAGGTGTTGGAGCAGTATGAGGAAGTGATACTGGTGGAGGGGGAGCATGATCGCTTACAGGTGCTGAATACCGGAGTCCGCTGGGTAATGGCTATGATTGGCCAGATATCAGATGAGCAGATTAAGGATCTGGCAAGCAAGTGTAAAACCAAGCATCTCTACCTCTGGACCGACAACGACCATGGAGGACGGGGGTATATTCGGAAGATCTGCACGACGCTGCAGCAGGTGAATGTGCGGGTGGTGGTCTACGGTAAGCCAGGAGACGATCCTGACAGCTATTTGAAGGGATTTGAGGGAGACCGCAAGCGGGAGGTCCGGCGGCTGCAGATGGAGGCGCTGGATTACATCAGCTGGGAGATTCAGCAGGCGATGCTGCTGCCGACGTTGGAGGATAAGCGCCGGCATCTGGAAGAGCCGGGGGTGTTTGACAAGTTGCCGGATCAACTGGCGGGTAAGGGCTATACCAATATTTTCCGCATTATCGGCCGGCAGGAGCTTATTCACCAGGATGAGTACAAGCAGAAGCTGGAACGCCTCGGATTTTCTCTGGCTGCCATTGAGCAGGCGCTGGATTTTTCCCAGGATCTCTATAAGCAGATCACGGAATATCAGGCGGTGGTGGGCAATCCGAAGGATGCAGATCCTATCGTGCTGGCGGAGATCATCTACAAGTTTTTCGCCCACCATGGCCGATTCTATTTCGACCGGGAGAACACGGTCTATCTGATCTACCAGAACCGGACCTATGAGGTGAGCAAGAACACGGCGTTTAACGCCCTGATGCTGAAGATGACGCGGATGATCGTTTCTCAGGCTCCAGGGGCCCAGGTGTGGGATGCCCTGGTGCATACGGCATATCTGAACGGCCGGCGAATTGATATGAGCCGCTGGATCTATACAGATACGGACAAGGACTGCATTTTTTACAATCTGAACAGCCCGAGCAACGTGATTTTGAAGCTCTGCCGGGAACGCATTGAGGAGGTGCAAAACGGCATGAATGACGACCATGTGCTGCTGGCATCGTCATCAAAGATCATGCCGTTTAACTTCCTGCCGGACACGGAAATCCAGGAAGGGATGCAGCTCCTGAAGGAGCTCGTGTTCGATAACCTGGCAGTGAAACGGGAGCAGCGGTTTCTGATCCTCTGCTGGCTTATCTCGGGGTTCTGCCCGGAGATGGCGCCTTATCAGTTCATCATGAAGTTTGAAGGGTACGCTTCCTCTGGCAAATCTACGGCCGCCAAGCTGATCACAGCACTCCTCTATAAGACTGAGGATCTGTCGGACAGCTCGGCGGCCGCGGCGTTTTCTTCAGCTGCTAAAAACCCGCTGGTGGTGATTGATAACCTGGAGAACAAGGATCTGAACAGGGGGTTGCAGAAGTTCCTCCTGTTGGCGGCCACCAGGGGGCAGAAGGAGAAGCGCAAGGGGGGAACTGATACGGATACGGTGGATGAATCACCCCGGGCGTTGATCTGTGTGACGGCTATTGAACCGTTTACGCTATCAGAGCTCATCTCTCGGACGTTTGTGTTGCCCTTCGATCGTCGGGTACATGGGTCGGATAACTTCCATGAATCGGAAGTGCTGGAGCAACTGAAGAAGAAGCGGGATCGGATGCTTTCGGCGCTGCTGCGTTTCATGCAGATGGAGGTACTGCCAAACCTGGAGCAACGCCGGGAGTTTATCACGATCCTCAATAAGACGTTCAAGGGGCATGCAAAGGATCGGACGAACGCCTATCTGGCGCTTTTGATGCTGATCTTGGAGAAGCTTTTGAAGTACATCCCTTATTTTGAAGGGGATACGGCGGCGCTGCTGAATGGTATCGAGAATGGCGACAAGGACATCTATACGGCCTGGATAGAGGAGCAGAACGCCTCATCTAAGGAGACGGAGATAGGCAGCAACAACATCCTCCACTTCCTGGATGGGATCATTAAGGAGCATCTGCAGCACTTTAAGGGGAAGACCATTACCTTATCCCTTGAGCCTGGAATTGAGGGGATGGTGACCGTGCTGGAGCATCCTGATTATGGCCTTAGAATCATCAAGCATGAGCCAGAAGAGTTCACTGACCACAACGAGAAATACCACAAGACGGTCTTTGAGTTTGTGGCAACCAGCGCTGAGATCGTCGATGCATTCGATCGATATGCCAAGTTGACCGGCAAGCGTAATACCTACGATAGCGCCAGCATATTTACGGCTCGGCTACGCAATGACCTGTCGTTACTGAAGAAGAGTGGCTGGGAGCTGGAGAGTAAAGAGGGGGTGGAACCGTACTATAGAGTGGTGCGGGGGAAGCGCTTCCTAAAGTTCAAACATACGCTTATCAGGTAGGTGGTGCAGTCTATTGTTGGGTGGTGCAGTTGTCTGATCCGGAGAAAAAGGTGGGGGAAAATCGGCTCTGCTTTCTTCTTTTTAAGGTCACCGCGCGCACGTAGGGCGCATGTGTAAAACAACTGCACCACTGCACCACTTTTCAATATTTCTAAATGATATTATTAAGTTAATCGTGGTGCAGTTGTGGTGCAGTTGTGGTGCAGTTGTGGTGCAGTTGTGGTGCAGTTGGTGGGGTATATAGAGGACTGCACCACGTCGTAAAGATAGCACTGGTAAGCATCTACAGTCAAGTGGTGCAGTGGTGCAGTGAATAAAACGCCCCATGATTCTTCTGGGAAGCAAGGCAACAACGCAGATTTTGGCCTTCATTTTCTCAGGGCAAGCTGCCCGCAGGGCTTGGATTGGTTGATATCATGCCTAAAAAAATGATTGTACGAAGGGTGAAGAGTAGGTGTGTGTTGTTGTGTGAGGGTATGCCGTGACTGGATGTAAGTGATGCCTGCTGCAGGTCTTGTCTGGGCATGGATAAAAAAGCGCTTATATCAAAGCTAAAGTTTGCCGCGTGTTCTTGTAATAAGTGCGGTTGGTTGGGTAGGTGAGGGGCTGGCATCAATAGGTTACGGGGGTGTGTTGTGATGGATGACGCGGTTAGATTGGAGAGAAGGGAAGATATAGGCACCCCCCCTGGTAAAGGTATAGGCAAAGTGGCCGAAGGGTTCCCCCTATTGCTCGCTATAATCGGAGCCTGTTGTCAAAACGGTTTTCAAAAAGCCGGGGGG